AGCCACCAACATACTTAATAGCTTTCCAACCAGCGGTGAATTCCTGCGTATTAACCAACTGCCGCAAGGATTGCATCATAGAAATCAGTTTATTGCGAATTGCATAAGTCGTCCAAATCTGGTCAACAGGTTCACCATCGGTTCGCTGGTCAATTGCGTCTAAAGTTTCCTGAATTAGTGTTTCAGACAAAGCCCCAGCAGTGGACTTTACATAAGCCTGCCACAGGGGTTCAGCGGTAGCATCAATTCCCTGAAAAGTGCTACCAAGATTTCCAGCAGTAATAATACCACCAATACCAATTACCTCACCAATGTTGTCAACAGAAGAGTCATATACACCATAACGATAAACCCCATCACCAGCAGCAGCAGCAGCAATATTTGGAGAAACATAAACTTTATCATTAGCAGCATCAACAGAAGTAATCTGACCAGTATATGGGGTAGCATTGGGTATATAAATCTTCATACCCTTCCTGAAGAATTTAGTAGCAGGAGTATCCCCAGTAAGACCAGCAGCATCTTTTACCACAATATAGTTCTGAGAAGAAGAAACATCTGTTTTAACCTTGCCAATAATACCAGTTCCAAAAGTAATGGTTTGCCTATCCATATCAAGAGCAAAAGCGTTGGTGACACCCTTAATTTCATTAGTCAGGACATCAACCCAGCCACCCTTGCCTTTTGCAGCTTCAATAGAAAAGCCATCAACCATTACACGACCATAAATCCTCTTCATTTTAATGTAGGTCTGGTCATAGGTGTTTCTCTGAGCATCAGGCAAAGTATAATTATTAGCTGCAGCACCACCAACAGCCTCACTGAAAGCCAACTGCACAGGAATAGTTAATTGCTTACCAGCAAAATCAGCAGTCTTTTTCTCAAAAATAGCCCAAGCAGGGACTTTCTTGGGCATCTGATTCACGATTGCAGGAGCATAGACTTCTTTCAGAATTTTCTGAATATATTGATATTCTTGCATAGCCATAGTTTATTCCTCTAATTTTGATTTCTCTATATAATCTCTATAGAGCTTTTTGGCATATTCGGAAGCATTATCCAGAGTGATTGTTGCTTTTTCTGGAGCAGATACAATTACTTTTTTAGTTTCACCAGAAGTTTTTGATACAGGGGTAGTCTTTTTAGCTTTAGATTGTTTAGCTAAATATTCTTTAATAAGTTCTCCCATTACCTCTTGCTTAATTTCAGGATTAGATGTAAAAATTCTTTTAACAAAATCAACAGAACCATAATATTTCTGTGAAGCTTCCATAACCTTTTGAATAGGCACTTGTCCACCCGTTAAAAAATGAACAGCCAAAACTTCTTCTATATTGGCAAGAGGATAATCTTCTTTATGCTTTTCAATCTCCTGCATCAAAGCTGCCGACTGCTTTTCAACTTCCTTTTGGACTTGAGCAGCAGTTAAGTCTGCTACTTGAGTCTTAAGTTGCTTTAGAGAGTTCTTTAAAACTTTGGTCGCCTCATCATCGAAGTCGGTTATTTCTAAAGACTCATCAGGAATTTCTCCAGCCTTTTGGGCTAAAGTTTCTTTTTGAGTTTCAGAAAGCCCACCTTTCTGATGCTGTGCCAACTTTAAAGCGTCCTCAAGCATTTTTTCTTTAGCAGCCAGCTCTTCTGCTCTTTTAGAATTTTCTTCCATTGCTTGGTAAAACCGAAGTCCTTTCTGTAATAAAGCAGTAAGTTCCTCTGGAGTAAAGTCTCCGACTTTTGCCTCTAACCCTTTTGATTTAAGGGTTGTATCCGATTTAATAAATTCTTTAATTTTCTTAATTGGTTCATTTTCTACTTTTTCTACCTTTTCTTCTTTTTCTTTTTCTTCGTTTCCTTCTACTTCTTCAGCGGGTTCTTCTGCAGCCTTCTCCTTTGTTTTTTCTTCTTCTTCCATCACCTCTTCATCAGGCAACTCTTCAAGCTCATCAATCATTGACTTAATTGTTGAATCAACATCAGTATCATCAAGATTGATATCTTCTTCAAATTCTTTGTCTTCATTTTCTAAATTTTCTTTTACCATTAAAATTCTCCTACTGTGTTCCCTTCAGTTGGGTTTCCAGATTGCCCAGCAGGTGGGGTCTGTATCCCAGCTTCTTCAGGAGTTGATTTCGGATTAGCTTGCTGCAACATTTGTTGTTGCTGTTGCATAGCTTGCTGTATATATTGCAAATGCTCTTGAATATGTGCTTCAAGGGCTTGCTTTTGTGAAGTTGTAAACCGAGAATATTGTTCAGATAACCTTAATCTTAAGTGTATCTTTAAATGAGTTTCGTGGTCATCAAGGATATACATAAAGTTTGCTTCTTCTTGAGGAAGAATAGCTGGGTTCTTTTCAATATCATTATTCTCTCTCAAGGCTTTCTTTTCGTGCATCAACTCTGTTTCATATAATTGCTTTGCTCCACCAAATTCAAGTAATTCCAGAATAAGCTTTGGGTCTTTAATTAAGCCAAGTTGTGCTAAACGAATAACCCACTCTGAACGCATTATTCTGCTTTTTGGTAATGAAACATTTGTAGTTACCAGCACATCTGTATTATTTCTTAAATCTGCTCCAGCAAAGGCAAAAACACTGTCCTGTTTATCTCGACCAACAAGTTTTAACAATCTTGGTAGAATATAATTTTTCTGAACAATCTCAAGAGCATAAGACCACGCTTTTGAGAAAACTGCATCTACTTCTTTTATGATTGGGTCAAGAACACTATCATCCTGTTCAAGCAATAAATTGACCAATACACCAGAAGCGTGAGAAGCTCTTTCTGGCAGTCTTCCAAAACTAACTTCGTGAACTCCACTAACATTTTCTAAATCTCTTTCCAATTCCTGCTTGTAAGGAATTGTTAGCGGTGGTAGAGTATCAAGCCTTAATTGATGCGGTTCACCAAGTTGAGCAGCATAATCAATTACAGTTAGTCCGCTCTCATCATAAACCTGATTTTTGTTCAGAAGAGCATTAAGTGGAGCAAGAACTTTTATTTTTGATGCTCGTTCAATAGCCAGACTGATTAATGTCATCTGTCTATTATATTCGTGTTGAGCAGCAATTAAATCTTTAAAAATGCTATCATTAAAAGCTACTTCTTTTTCATAATTACCAATAGGAATAGTCATATCTTCATAAGCAAAGAAAGGAATTATTCCTTCAGCATTTACACCATAATCCAAAACTTTTCCGCCACCAATAATGAAATACATATTTGGTGTCCAAAGTTCATATTTAATAGTGGTATCCTCATCAACTGAAGAAGTTAAAGCAGGATAAAAATCTAATTCTTCCTGTCCCTTTGAAAAAATAACTGGACTAATTATTCCTTGTGTTAATTCAGTTTCCTGTTTCAATTCACTTACATCAATATCATAAGCATCTGCTAATTCTTCTCTACTAACCAACTCTCCATATAAAAACCATCTCCATTTATCTGGAGAGGAATAAAGCGGGTCGTGGCGATAATTAAATGGTGATATAACTTCCATATTTACATCACCCTTTTCTTTGACTACTACCTTGTTTGGTTCTTTGGTTTCTTCATCTATAATTGTTTCATAACCAATAATTCCTTCTTTTGTTTCATCCCAAAAAACCCTGACACAAGCCCGATTGGTTAAAAGCAACCAAGAAAAAAATTCTTTTCTAATTTTTTCAAAATTAATTTTATCTGCTAATGCCTCTAATAATGAGTCACCAACTGTAGCTGCTTGAATATCCTCATATTCTCTGGTATTTGGAACAACACCAAACTGTGGCTCAATTCCACGAAGCTTTCCCAGCATTGTTCGCAGGATTGGCTTTAATCTATTAATAAAAACTCTTCTACCCTTAAGCTTAACTGGTTCAAGTTCTTTTTTAAAAAGATTATAATCAATATGCTGATAACCAGCTACCCAAGCTAAAACTTTATTCCAACGAGGAAATCTAACCGCAACATCAGGATGATTATTCCAATAAAATTCAGTTCTATTCCTGATAAAATCTAAATCAGCATCAGAGAGCTTGTCTCCATTTAATATCTTTTTTTCTATCTGATAAAAAGACATATTATCTCTCCTCTTCTATCTCACTCCAATCTTCTTCAAATGCCTTTAAGTCAACCTTTGGCTTTTCTTCTTCTTCCTCTTTCTTTTTCCCTTCTTTTTGAATTGGTTGTTCAAGGAGTTTATATTCTGCAAAATTTTTTGCCATTATTCTATTAAGCAAATCTTTTTCTCTTTTCCAATGCAAATATTCTAAACCACCAAGTAAAAATATTAAACTTACACAAATTATTATCATAATTAATTCCTTTATTCTAAATCATCACCTAATAAATTTGTTGGTTTATTCCACCCCTCATTTTCCCAGAACTTACGCTCTCCTTCAGCAAATGAAGTAGCATCATAAGAAGTTATATATTGCTTTTTAGGTTCGGCTGGATTAGGAAAAACCACACAGTCCAGAATATAAGCTAAAGCATCAACAATATCATCATATCTGGTTCTCCCAAAGAAAAGAATTTCATTTAATAAATCTTCATAACCAACTGGTGGAAGAAGAATTTTTCCACTTTCAACCCAGCCAGTTAAATTTTTTACTCGTAATTCTTTCGGTCTATTTTTAGGCTTTAATGGAAATAAAATATTTGGTA